TGCGCAACAAACTAATCCCCCCCACCCGGTGCTTGCAAAAATTTGCTTTGCTGGCCTGATTGCAAGCTTGCCCGGAATTATGCGGCACATTCATGTAGAAATTTTTCTTTTACGAGGCTGGGATATATTCCCCGGTAATTCCCCAATAATATTCCCCAATAATATTCCCCGGTAATTCCTGTTAGCAAATTGCAAGACAAGGCCACGGGTAAAGCTTGCCATTGTAATCAGTTGAAAAAAGTTTAAAAAAACTATTGACAAGGTGCATTTGAACAGTTTTAACGGATCTCAGTTAAGCGCACTTGCTTAGCATAACCAATAAAAGAAAGTAATAAAATGAAAACAATTGAAATCACACTCCCACTCGCAAACAAATACGGTGACTTGAAAGGCCTTAAAACAGCGCAAGCTAAAATTAAAGCATTGAAGAAAATCGGTTTTAAAGTTGAGCGCAACATCGGCGGCATGGCCGTAATTCTGACTAAATAATAACAACAATAAAAGAAAGTAATAAAATAACACACACACAATGAAAATCAAAATCACATACACAAACGCCATGCCTTGGCAATCTAAAGAACTCTACAAAGAGCTGACAGCAACTTCTGAAGGAGAGACCAAAGATAAGGCTCTTAACAACTTCTACCTAAGCCCTCTCGGCAAGCTCTCTAAGACCATCTTAAAAACCGAAGAAATATCCTAGCAATAAACCTAAATAAAATATATAAAATGACATTGTTTATAAAAACATACAAGGAAACCAATTGCTTCGGCACTAAGTGGGTTTGCCAACCTACAAACCTGGGCAGCTTTGATTACGAAGGCGGCGCAAGCGATGACAACGAATTAAAGGCAATCTCGAAATGCTTTGCAAAGTATCGCGGGAAATACAAAAGCTATTACCAGACAGAGCGAAACGGCAAAGCATACTAAACCAATAACAATAAAATAGAAAGTAATAAAATGAAAGAGACAAAGCAACACATCGCAACCGAGCACAAGCTCGTAAACAGTGAGAAGGAATTAGAGGCGGCGGCAACATTATTCGCTTGCATCCTAGGCGGCGCAATAATTATACTGATAGCCCTTGCAATGGGATAAACCTAATAACTAACTAATAAAAATATGAATAACAAAATAAAACTGGCCTTACAATGGCTAAAGGAAAACGATGTTCCCGCATACGAAGATGATGGAAGCATTTACGTTTCAGCGGGGAGGGATGCGGACGTTCAAATCTCAACTGCTGAAATTAATTATAGGGCAGAGCTTCAACTAGGCGACCCTTGGCAAGACGGCATTGCAAATAACCGAACAAGCTTCAACGCGCCATCCGCTTAACCACACTATGAAAACAGAAAACATTTCAAAAGATATTGCCGACTTTGTTCGCGACCATAAAAAACACTTTGACGCTTACCCCGTCGAGGTAGAGGTAGGCGAGAGAGTTTACAGCTACGAAGAATACTGGCAGATTTTGGACAGTAGCGACATAAACAAATAGCACCCTCAATTCTTACACAAGCAATTAACACTCAGAGGCTCCATACGGCTCGATTAGACGGGCGATGGGGTCTCAACATCAACCCACTAATCAAAACGCCTTCTAGGGGCATTAGAAGCCCTTAGAGGGCGCATTACGTCAAACATGGTAGAATTTACAGATACATTAGAAGCTAGAGCAAGCGCGGTCAAGTGCATGGAAAGCTTCAAGGATAAAATCGAGATGCTAATGAAGGCAGGGGACATCCTAGACCATTGCACAAGCGGCAGATCGACCAGAGAAGAAACCGCCAAAGCAAGGGCGCGGTCACTAAAGATATGGAAGGAAAAGGGGTGCAACATATCGCAAGCCGCGGAGCAAGGCGGTGCAGATAGGGGAAGCTTTCGCAGGTGGTTAATCAAAGAAGGCTACCATACCGCAAAGACTAAATGACTTGCTACAGAATTTCATATACTAGGCGGGATATGCCTAACGAATGCGGGGCGATAAAACACGCCCATACGGAGGAAGAAGCACTAAAGCATTTAGTTACGGGTAGCAGTAAGAAAGGCTACAAGCTCAAGCGTAGCGGAGTGGCCATTGAATTAATAAATATAAAAAAGGTTGACCTATAGTGTATAATACTTATCAGTTTTTAAATCGCCTTGTGCGATACCGTGTCGAGACGGCTTGTTCAGTTCTCTAAAACCGCTTGTATACAGGCAATTTTAGGCTTCTCCTTACTCGACTAGGGAGGAGTCTTTTTTTTACAGTATATTGGAGCAAGCGGCCTCACAGGTTAGCCCAAGTCTGAGTAAGTGGTTGCATAGTTTGACCGAAACCCGACTATGCAGAAAAGGTTTGCAGTAATGCAGGAACGGCCACGGCTAGCGTAATACAGGACTTACCATGCGCGACGATCCGAGGCACTATCGACGGCGGGAACACTCATAATTTGAGGCTCTAGCAAGGCATAGGTTTGACCAGTGATGGGGAACCTATGTCTAACGAGAAGCAACTCTAATTTGAACGAGGCTGAAAAAAGCATTGACCTAGTAATTAATTCACATGATAAAACTATCACATGAATAAAAAAACTGATAAGAAAACTGCTCTACTGGATGTCGAAATAATCCTATACAGACACGCCGCCAAAGCAGAAGCTGAAGGAACAAACCTTCTCACATTAAAATCAATGTGTAGGCAAGCTATTGATCAATGTGTCATGGGATGCAAGGCATCGGAGTTTTACCTCGTGGTATCAGGTCGCAATAACTTTCGCAAGACACTCTATCCCAACTATAAAGGTAACCGTGGAGCCAAGCCACCATTATATGATTCATTGAGCAAGGCCATGAAAGAGATGTATGCGGACAGGTGGTATCAGCATGACCAGCTAGAAGCTGATGATTTACTAGGCATAATATCTACCAATGGAAAGGTAGAGAAGCCCATTATATGTAGCATAGATAAGGATATGTTGTCTGTGCCTGGGTGGCATTACAACTGGGATAAGGATGACTGGCCTACCTACGTGAGCCAAGAGGAAGCTGACCACAACTGGTTAGTGCAGCTACTCATGGGAGATAGCACCGATTGCATCGAAGGCATGAAGGGCATCGGCAAGGTGAAAGCAGAGAAACTAATTAAGAAATATAGGAACCCAGAGCTTAGTGTTCCAGAGCAAGCTAAATATATTTATGAGAAGGAAGGTTTTTCTCTTGACCAGTATTACGCCTGTTTGAATACTGTGACCATCTGGAGGAAACCTTTACCAGAAGCACTCCTAGATAACCATCTAATCACAGAAATAATAAAAACCATACCAACACTAGAATAAAATGGATATAAAACAAGAAAACATCGAGCGCATACAAACACGCATAGATATGATACGCCAAGAGTCACGTGCTCTTTCCTACCGCATTGAGAGAATGACCGAGCAACGCAAGGCACTCTCGCAAGAGAAGAATGATTTGAAGGACAGACTAGAGGTCGTCAGTTCGATACCCACCAAAGAACTTATTGAGGGAACTAAAGAAGCCCTTGCGGGTTTAAGCATAAGAGCGTAGCCCAATGCACGACTCAAACAAGTCTCATAGCATATGGAAAGCTATGATCATTGGCGGTAGCACATGGCCGGCTATGGTTCTTAGGAACAAGTTTGAGAGGTGGGACGATAATTTCGTTGACATCAAAGACATGGAGCCTAAAGAACTATGTGAATATTACTTATCCACTAAAAAAATAATAAAAAACCATAAACCAAAGAAAAATATGAAAATAGAAGTAAGCACCGCAGAAATTGACCCGCACACAGAAGTGTTCGCCCTAGACGTAGACGATGTATCATTGCAGCGTTTGCAGTATGGGGAAGTTGGAAGCCCTCATCCCTACGTTAAGGTAGCCGATGTCACCAAAGCCCTGCAGCCCAAGGCTCCACGTAGCGATAGCGATTTGTTAGATTTAATAGATAACCAAGGCTACACCTATTGCTTCTTTGCCTCTGAGGGAGAAGTTACAAAGAACAAGCACAGGTGCGTTGCCATCTATTCCCCTACTGGTCAGCAACTTACAGGAGTTGCGGAAGGATTTGAAACTGTCAGAGAAGCCCTCGGCTATGTCCTAGACATGGAGGAGGCAAGCTAGATGGAGGAGTTAGGCGAAGCACTGATCATGGACGGATTCGACGATTGCATTGCTGGGATCGTAGAGCGCATTGGTCAGCCGCCTATCATCTGCTATGACAGAGACAAGGTTTTAGATAAGCTGATGAGCCAAGGCATGGATTATGAAGAGGCCGTAGAGTATTTTGAATACAATCAGCAGGGAGCTTGGATGGGAGAAGGAACCCCATGCTTCATCCGTCAGCTAGAATCTGAACCCCTCGACCCTAGTCTTAATTGAAAGTAGAGAAGCCATACAACTCAGGTCAATGGACTAAGGCTCGTTACAGGAGCTTTATTATGTCAGCACTACGCCGTGCTCAATGGCCTGTTAAGTATGAAGCTATTCGATCTGCCTTTGTTCGTGATGGTGTGAACCCCGCAACAGGGCGCAAGTGTAAGCTGCACAAGTGCTCTGCTTGCGGGGAACTATTCCCTGCCAAGGACATGAGAGCAGATCACATTGAC